TAGTTAGCCAAGTCTTTGAAGGAGTCTTCGAGCGATTCGTATTGTGGATTATAGATTCCTTTATCGACGAGGTTGTTAATGCGGGCAAGTTTGTCCCACATACGAACTCGCAGTCCATTGACAGGTCCACCTGGTGATTCGCTAATGTTCTTCGGACCGTAATCAAAGTGCTTTTGTAATAGTAATATTTTAAGTTCACTGAAAGTCTCTTCTACATTTTGGACGAAAGCAGGGGGATTACTATTGTTAGAGTTAGAGTTTGCTTCTCTGATTCTACTTGCGTAATCTGATAACCCATCCTTGTTAGATGCTCTGTAATCTGCCATACTTCTTCACGCTCCGCTTTCGTCAGTTTCATCGGGTTTGCTTTCATCTAGTAGTGTCTTAAGACTTGAATCAAACTTCAACATTTCAGACCCAACCACAACTTCTTCGATGATTTCATCCAAGACTTCACTATTAGATTCAGCAGCGTAAAGTGTAACATATGTGGATTGTGTTATTTGTCTGATTTGTTCTGGTTGGTCTGCGTGTTCATAGATAAACCTAAGTAGGCTACCAACAAGGAGCCTGACCCCATTGGGCAGGACTATCGCTGGGTCGAACTCATCTCCATCCTCTAGGTGGTGGTCTACCATTTCAAAAGAGTTGTCGAAATGCTCCCCACATCCGTCACAATATAGGTCTTCCTCATTCATCAATGTATCTTCTGTCTAATTGCTTCCGCCCCGTTTGAAATATAGAACGAGTTAACATCTTCTCCGTCTGGGAATTGGACGATAGTAACTGGTAGTTCTCGGGCGAGGCTGGTAGCAAATTCTTTTCCAGGCTGGTCCCCGTCAGCAAAGACATAGACTCGCTCGAAATCGGCAAGGAGTCTCGTGTAATGTTTCTTCCAACTATTAGCCCCTGGAACACCAATACAAGGAATACCGACACAGGAAGACATAGTAAGAGTATCCAACTCGCCTTCACATACACCAATAAAATCACCTGCCCGCTCAATATCAAGAACATTATACATTTTAGTATCAGCCCCAGTGAGTCCCATATACTTCGGCTCCACTGCAGGATTGAGCGAACGAAACCGTAAATCCACAACGCCAGTCTTAGTAACATAAGGGATACTCAACCTTCCTTGATACGCTTCGTGTCCTACTTCAGCCTCTACGACTACGCCTAATCGAGCCAGCCGCGCTGTCTCCATTGGAATGCCTCTGCTTTTGAGGTAATCTTCCGCCTGATAAATGTTTGCCGCGTACTTGTCCGCTGCTCGTCCCAGTAATTCCTTCTGCAATGCGCTTTGCTTCATTGATATTCACATTCTCCTGTCTGGCTATGATTTGTAAACTGTTTCCCTGCACTCCGCAGGCAAAACAGATGAAGATATTTTTACCGAGGTTGGCTGTACCACTTTGGTGAGTGTCCGAGTGGAAAGGGCAACGGAGATTAACTTGCCCGTGGGTTGCTCGAAGATTTGCTCCATAGTGACGGAGTACTTCCGCGATACTAGGTAGGTCATTTACTTCCTCTCGTCTAGCCATTGTTCCAAATCCTGTATGACCCAAGCCTTCTCTATGCCTGCGTTGCGACGTTTAACTATAACAAAGGCAGGTGGTTCTGTCTTAAGACCACGAGCCTTCGTATAGTTCTTTGTTTCTACCTGAGCCTCGTCCCAGAAAGCAGGTAGGTCCATCTTCTTTCGGTTCTTAAGTTCTAAGATGTATGTTTTACCAGCAACAATAGCGACAAGGTCGCCCTCATCTTTGGCACCAGTCTTAGTAAGACGTTCGCATACAGCACCCATAGCCCTAAACCATTTCATTACATCGGTTTCAAACTGAGCACCTTTGCGACCATTAGGATTTGCCATAGTAAAATTCAAATCCAATATAGATAAAGATTAAATCTACATCAAGGTAATTACGGTGCAAAGAAATACCCAAAGCAATTCTATTAAAAGAAAACCCTGCGGTAAACCATAAACGATTAGTTAGTCTTTTGTTAATTGATGATTTAGTAAGCACTTTTATCCTTTTCTAGTATGCGTATTGCCCAGTCTAGTCCATCCTGGACACCTTGTGTATATTCATCTTTGACTTGCGGTTTGGCATCATTAATCTTTTGTATACACTTGGCGTTATGTCTTAAGTATTCAGCCTGAGCCATCTCTTTGGCGTGTATTTCTAAATAATCATCATCCATAATCGCTCCTATGCGTTCTCTGGGATGTCTTCAATATACATATATTCAGGGTTAAATGCTAACCACGCGTTAAGATTTGCATTTGCATCTGCCCTACCGTAGCGGTTTTTGACAGGCGCAACAGCCATTGCAGTTCCGACAACTCCGAGAGTACAGATAAGCGCTGGGAGTTGAGCAACCTTTCCTTGGAGTGCAGACCTTGGCTGACACGGTTTGCCTTCCACAGCCTCCGATGTATGATGTAGTACGATAATCGCAGCGTTAGTCGCTCTAGCAAGGTACTTCAACTCCTTCATAATCGCCCTCATAGAGGCGAACTCTTCGCCCCCGTCGGTGGCTACATCCATCAGGTTATCTACAAAGATAGCCACAGGAGGACAACCCCATAATTCTTCAAATGCCTGAACCTCTTCATCAATATCGACAAGGCTAGGGCTAGATTCAAATGACCACACAATGTGACTACCTTTAGCAAGGGTAGCCCTAGTCCAACCTAAATCATTTTGTAATAGATACTCAACGTCAGTTTGATTCTTACCACTAATCATTGAGGCTAGGCGCATAGCCATAGTATGTGCATTGGTATCTGCTGAGATGTAAAGGGATGGAACTTTCATCTTAAGTGCTAAACCTAGGGCGAGTGTTGACTTACCTACACCTGGCGTTCCCGCCATCATTGATACTTCTGCCCTACGAAATATAATCTTATTAGTTTCAAATGCTTTAAACACAGAGGGCAAAGGCTCTCCGCCTATATCACTTCTACCAACTGACCTTGCTAATGTTTTCATATCGCTCCTGTCTTAAGTTGAAACCACTTACCACCTTCCCCGAACAGCAAGTGGTCTCAATTCTTATAGGTTATTAACTAACTGGTCTGCATTGTGTAGCGCCCATTGGTTGTGAGCAAGACCAAAATGCATATGGTTTTCCTGACGCTTTGCTTATACCGCTCTTCCACACTCTAGGTCCGTGAATACAAGTAGGGCCTGCTTGCTGCGCCTGGTCTGGTACGGAGGAGACTGGTGGCTGCGTGGCGGGAATTGAAGGCGGCGTCACTAAAGGGAGTGTTGTGTACGCTGCCTGAACCATCTTAGCAGTTGCTGCTATTTGTGTTGAGTAATTAGATACGCCCTCTAGTAATACACTGAGTTCATCAGCAGTATTAGCGCGAACGTTAATCATATCTGCATCTTTAGATGCTGATGATTTGATGGAGACTTGAATCTTCCAATCGTCGTTGTTCATTTATTCTCTTTCGTAAATGTGCAGTGTTCTGTGAGTCCACAGAAACTACAACTGGATAGGTTAGGAAGAAATATACCAGCCTTGCGAGCCTTATCAAAGCCCGACACTAAATATTCGAGCATATCTACGGTATATCTACTTAGGTCAATCATCTCTCCTGTCCCAGAGTCTCTGGACATCCAGTAGTTTCCTTGATTGACTTTTACACCAAGCATCATCTCTAGCCCGACTTTGTAGAAGCCAAGTTGTAGGTCAGATATTGGTCTACGCGCTGATGTCTTAAGGTCAACGATAATAAGTTCACCATCAACCTCAAAGACACGGTCAATCACCATCTTCACAGGCACGTCTGCGATGATGGGATTGAGTTCTATTTCGATTGCTCTAGCCCCTTGAGGGGTTTTCCAAATCTTCCAATTCGTATTGCTCTTACGCCAAGAGATGTAGTTATCCACCCATTGTGGGCCTTGCTCGTTCCACCAATAAGCATTCTCCCTGTCAGGGTAAGCCTTTGTAGAACGACCTGCAACTCTGGCGTTAACCAAATCTAAATCTTTTGTTTCATCACTCCAGGCTTTGTGCCAGATTTTATATGCTTCTGCAATCCGTTGTTCTTCATTAGTCATTCGCTAAGTCCCATTCCTCAGTTGCTGCGTGGAATGCACGACCACCTGCGGACCAGACGCTTGGCTCTTCAGGTAGTTTTAATAGTCGACCTAAATAATACTGATACCCACAAGTCAGGTATGTGGTGAATGCCGAATAAGATATATGGGCTGGCAGTTCATAGCCCTGTAATTGAATCATTTACTTCTCCTGTCGTTAGATATCCTAGCCCTAAGCGGAGGACAGGAGAGTACTCAACACTTGGGCTAGGAATATTTAGTTGTATATATTATAATATATTATATATATAATAAGGGGCTTCGCCCCTATATATATTATCTATTATAGATAAATTATACACACGATGTCAAAGTTTTTACCAAACCGACACGCCGACAAAAAGAAAAAGAACCCCCTTCCCAAGGTGATTACCTTAGGTTGGGGGTCTTATGGTCTTAAATCGCCTTATAGGGCGTTTAAAGGACTACTCTGCGTTTCTGCCGAACTCTTTTGCGGATGGGTCGAGCCACTTAAGAACTGGTCCGAGGAACCCTGCGAGGGCTGCTGCTCCGAGGGTCTTAAAGTTGGTCTCGCCTGCGAGGTAGAGTGCAATAGCAGCAGATGCTGCAGCACGGAACCAGGTCAGCGATACTTGCTTTAGTGTTTCCATTTAGATTGCCTTTCGTTTTGTATTGTGAACCTTACAGCAGGTGCATACTGGTACCACAATGGTACTAACAGCAACCTTCTTCTTAGGTTGTGGCTGTAAATTTGCCACAATCTGATTCACAATCTTAGGTTGACTTAGCCACCAGAACCAGGGGCTAGTGTCA